ATATTGTACCACTCCAATTTAATATTTCTTTTAAAGATAATTGATTTAAAGTATAATCTCTCATAATATATATTTTTGAATTGTATTTTTATATTATTTTTATTATCAAATATAAAATATATTATGAATAATGTTGATTTGAATATTGATAACTATAATCTTATTGATTTACTTAATTTATTTCACCTTAATTTTGATTTCAATGAAAATGATTTAAAAAATGCTAAAAAAACTGTTCTTAAAACACATCCTGATAAAAGCAAACTTCCAAAAGAATATTTTTTATTTTATAGTAAGGCTTATAAATATATTTTTAAAATATTTGATTTTAGACAAAAAAAGAAAAAAATGGAAGCTAATCCAGATTATGATTGCAATTCAGTTGAAGTTAATAATGAAAATAAATTATTATTAAAAGAACAATTTAAAAACAATAAAGATTTTCATAAATGGTTTAATAAAATGTTTGATAATCTTTATATTAAAGATGATTTCACGTCTAATGGATATGGCAATTGGTTATCATCTAATGATTCTATTATCAATTTAGAAAATAAAACTAAACAAGAACAAGACCAAATTATTAAAGAACAAAAAAAACAAATGCAAATTGTTAGTAAAATTGATGAACCGTTTATACATACTCAATGCTCCAATATTTTAAATGAAGCACCTAATAACTATCAAAATTCTGACGTATTTAGTAAATTACCATTTGAAGATTTAAAAAAAGCCCATACTGAAACTATTATTCCTATTGACGAAAGTGATTACAAAAATAAACAATTCAATAATATATTTGAATATGAATTATATAGAAAAAATCAAAAATTTTCAATTATGGATGAAAATAAATCTAAAGAATTTTTTAAAAATAAAGATATTAATGAGACCAATAACGCTACACAACAAGCATTTAAACTTATTAAACAAGAAGAGCAATCTATTAAAAATAATAATATTTTATGGAGTAAGTTAAAATTATTAAATAATAAAATATAAATCTTTATTATAATGAATAAATATTTATATAGTATACCAGTTGCTTTAGTTGCATTTTTTGTTTATACAAAATATAATAATAATTTATTGTCTAATGAAGATAAGAATTTAAAACTTATTAAAGAGTATATTTTAAACAAGGAAGAACACTCTATTTTAGGAAAAAAAAATAAACCTATTATTTGGATTCATGTACCATACAAAATTAACTCACGTAATTGGGAAAGTTTTGGTTCAAGAAATAATAATAATATTAACGCACCTTATTTATATTTAACATTAAAAACTATTATTGAACAATGCTCTAATGATTTTCATATTTGCCTTATTGATGATTTATCTTTTGAAAAATTACTCCCTAATTGGAATATTCAAATGGAACAAATTACATTTCCATTAATTGATTATGCCAGAAAATTAGGTATATTAGAAATATTATATGAATATGGAGGAATTCATATGCCTATCTCATTCTTATGTACCGGTAATTTAAAAAATCTTTGGTATGAACAAGTTGAAAAAAATAAACCATTCCTTTTTGAAAAAATTAATGAAAATAGCTCTTCTAAAACAATGCCATACTTTCCATCTACCTTTTTTATGGGATGTAAAAAAAAATGCAATATTATTAAAAATGCTATTATGCATGTTAAAAACTTAATGGCAAATGACCATACTCAGGAAACTGAATTTAAAGGATATATTGATAAATGGTTCTATGAAAAATATTTAAGAGGAGATATTAATATGCTATGCGGTAGTAAAATTGGTATTAAAGATACTAATAATGAACCTATTCTAATTGACCATTTATTAAATTTTTCTAATATATGTTTTTATAAAGATATTTACGGAATTTTTATTGATCACGAACATTTACTAAAACGAACTAATTATCAATGGTTTGCTAGTATATGCCCAGATGAAGTATTAAAAAGCAATACTATAATTGGTATGTATTTTCAAAAATATTTAACTATTTAATAAATTATTCTCATCTTTTGGTACATAATAACTTATTTCATATGTTGATTTCATATAATTTATTTTTGAAGTAAATGGAATACATAAATATCTACATATTTGCCTTATTACTGTTATAAATGAACGATATGTTATCTTTTTATCTACATAATATCTCTTTGATTCATAATAGCAAGGACGTATTATATCATAATATTCATTTATATAATTATGAAATACCGCCTTCTTATATATTACATTATTTATTATAAAATTATCATTTGATTCTGATGTTATTTTCTTCAAAAAATTATATAAATCTGCTTTATCTAATTTTAATTTAAATAATTGGGACATTATATTATAAAAGAATATATTAACTTAATAAATAGTTAATATATTAATAGTATATAAAATGCCTGGAGGATTATTAAATTTAGTAGCTTTGGGAAATCAAAATGTATATTTAAATGGAAACCCTACTAAAACTTTTTTTAAAACAACTTATTCTAAATATACTAATTTTGGAATGCAAAAATTTAGAATTGATTTTGAAGGGTCTAGAAATTTAAAATTAACAGAAGATTCCGTATTTAATTTTAAAATACCAAGATATGCTGATTTATTAATGGATACTTATATTGCTGTTAATTTACCTAATATATGGAGTCCAATATTTCCACCTGTTTCTAATCAAACTGGTCTTAATGAAAGAAATAAATGGGCACCATATGAATTTAAATGGATTAAAAATTTAGGCACAGAAATGATTAAAGAAATTACTATTACAGCAGGAGGACAAATTTTACAAAAATATTCTGGTTCATATTTAAAAAATTTAGTTGAACGTGATTATACTAATACACATAAAGAATTATTTAATAAAATGACAGGAAATATTCCAGAATTGTATGACCCTGGAAATAGTGGAGCACGTGTTAATGCATATCCTAATGCATTCTATGATACTAGTGAATTTGGACCTGTACCCTCTATTGAATCTAGAACACTTTATATACCAATTAATACTTGGTTTACACATAGTAGTAAAACTGCATTTCCATTAATTGCTATGCAGTATAATGAATTACATATTAATATTACATTCAGACCAGTACAAGATTTATTTGTTATTAGAGATGTAATTGATGTATTTAACAATTTTCCTAATATTAAACCTAATTTTAATGTTAATGAATTTCAAATGTACAGATTTTTACAAAAACCGCCTAATGTTTCACTTGAAGACCAATTTTATATTAATAAAAGTGTTAATTGGATTGCCGATATTCATTTAATATCTACATATGGTTTCCTTTCCGATGAAGAGTCTAGATTATTTGCTAGAAGAACACATAAATATTTAATTAAAGAAGTACATGAATATAAATTTGAAAATGTTACTGGAAATAGAAAAATTAAAGTTGATACCAATGGCATGGTGTCTAGTTGGATGTTTTATTTACAACGAAGTGATATTAATTTAAGAAATGAATGGAGCAACTATAGCAACTGGCCATATAATTATTTACCTAATGATATTCAAGAAGCACCAGAAAAAGGTTATAATTTACCTAATATTGTAGCTTCTGATATCGGTCCTAATACAAATTTTGATGGAGGTAGTACTAATAAATTCTATATTACTGGTTCTTTTAGAAACGAAAACAGAAAAAATATATTAATTGATGTTGGTTTATTATTTGATGGTAATTATAGAGAAAATGTATTTTCTTCTGATATTTACAGATATATTGAAAAATACGCTAAATCTAAAACAAATTCAGATGATGGACTATATTGCTATAATTTCTGTCTTAATACTAGTCCTTACGAATATCAACCCTCTGGAGCTATCAATATGAGTAAATTTAAAAATATTGAACTTGAACTTTCTACATATGTACCACCTTATGATTCTGAAGCTGAATTTTATACCATATGTGATGAAGCTGGTAATATTATTGGTGTTAATCAACCATCTTGGAGATTATTTGACTATAATTTTGATTTGTATATACAAGAAGAAAGATACAATATTGTTTACTTTTCTAATGGAAATTGCGGATTAATGTATTCTAGATAATCATTATTTTTTCTATTTATAAATTAATGATTAATTGTTGTAAAATTACTAAAAAAAACAAAAAATGCATAAGAAAAAAAGACAAAAAAATATTTTCATTACCTAGAAAATTTAGTATTAAAAAATGTATTCAACAACCTATTAAAGGATATACTATGAAAAATTCTTGTGCGCCTTTTATTTATTGCAAAAAACATACACTTAAAGCAGGCAAAAAGAAAAAAACACAAAAAATTCAGTTTCTTTATAATCCCAACAATCCTAAAAAAAGTTTTGATGTTTATATTAATAAAAACCCTAGTGATACAATACCTATTAAATATACAACTATAAATGATGTTAAAAACACAATTTATAATTTGGAAAAATTATATAAAAGCAATAAATATCCACATAAAAGAATATGGCAAGTTGGAATGATTTTAAAAGTTCGTTTACAAGCCATGCATAAACATAAAAATAAACTTTATCCTAATGCTAAAAATGTTTATAGAAGATATTTACTTGCTAATAAATACTTTCAGTTTTTAGGAAAAAGAACCAAATTAAGTGAAAAAGAAAGAAAAAATCTCGTATTTACCTTTTAATTTTTACTTTTTTTCTTTATTGTTTTTTTGTTTTTCTTTCCACTTTTCTTTGCATTCACTTTACCTATTTTTTGTTTTTTTATATTTGCTTCCTTCCTTACTTTATCTTCTTTTATGCTTTTATTTAAACTTGCTTTTGG